AACAAGATTTACAAGAACGAATTGAACTTGTTTCAAGACTTATCGATAACGAAAAAAATAGTTTCATTAAAAAGAAACTGGAACAAAGACTGTCTATGTTATCGGGTAGTGTTGCAGTCATCAAAGTGGGTGCTGATTCTAAAGTAGAATTAAAAGAAAAGCAAGATAGAGTAGAAGACGCTATATTTGCTACTAAAGCTGCTTTGAAAGAAGGTATAATACCTGGTGGTGGTGTTGCTCTATTAAACGCATCACATAAAATAAAAGGTAAAAACGTAGGTGAGCAAATGTTACTTAGAGCTATACAATCACCTTATTTTACAATATTAGACAATGCAAGCATAAAATACAGTAATGCTGCTATAAATGATGAAGGCTGGGGTGTTAACGCTGTAAATGGATCAAGAATAAATATGATTGAAGAAGGTGTTATAGATCCACTACTTGTAACTAAGTCTGCTTTAAAAAATGCTGTAAGTGTAGCAACAACTATAATATCAGCTGATTGTGTAATTTCAAATGTTAGAGAACAATGAAAGCAATAGGAACTTACATAATCATAGAAAAGTTAACAGAAAAAACTAAAGAAGTTAATGGTTTACTGATAACAGAAAAAACAGACAGTGACAATAGGTATGTAAAGGCTAAGATAATATCAACTGGTAGTTTAGTAAAAGTATTGCAAGATGGTGATATTATATACTACGATAAAAACGCTGGTAACGGTATTGATTTTGAAGATAAAGTATACTATGTCATAAGAGATGTAGATGTTGTACTTGTCGCATGAGATTAACAGCACAAGACTTAAGAGAAATAAAACTTTTTAAATACTACAGATTAGTAAGAAAATGGGCTTGTAAAACTTACAACATAACCGACGCTGATCTGGAGTTATTAATATATTTAGACTGTAAAGGTAGATTTACACGTAAAGACTTTATAGACGGAGTATATACAATGAGTTGGGATAAAAACCGTTGGGAAAAACTTAGAAGAGGCGATTGGATTGAAGTTTGGCGACATCGAAACCGAACTACCATAAAATATTCAGTATTTAAAACTTCTTTTAAGTGTTCTCAGCTCATAAGTAGAATATACAGAATACTTTTAGGTGAAGAAGACTTACCAACTTCAGAGAGAAGTATTTTTTTTAATAACAAATCATATACAGATAAAGTTTATAACAAAGCTATAGATGATATGATTAAAGATAATGAACGCTAATGGCATTTAAACTAGGATCAGAAAAAAGACAAGTACGTAATTCTACTAACACACCTATATTTAGGAAAAAGTTAGAGGCTGGTATATTGGGCGAAGCTAATAAAGATGGTAGCATATTCATTAGTGATAAAATAAAACCTGGTAGCGCAATGGAGAAGAAAGTTATCAGACACGAAAAGAAGCATGCAAGGGATATGAAAAATGGTATATTAGATTATACTGATGATACTATAACTTATAAAGGTAAAAAATATCCTAGAAAAAACGGTAAAATAAAGTATAACGGAAAGTGGTTAGACGAAGGACATAAGTCTTTTCCTTGGGAAGCTGCCGCTTATAAAGTAACATAACTATGGCATTTAAAATGAAAGGCTCTACTTTTTACGGTAGCCCAATGAAAAATAAAACAGTAACTGGTGAAAATACTAGCAAAATAAAAAAAGATAAAAAAGGTAAAGATTACGCTTTAATCATGGACGCTACCAAAAACTTTGCAGTAGGTGACACCATAAGACCTGGTAACGCACCTAGAGTTGACAACTACATAATGGGTGGTGATTATAAAACTAAAAAAATAGGTAAGAAAAATTATAAAATAACAGGAGATGCTAAGTAAAATATTCTCAGCTGGCGCAGGTGATTTGATTAAGAAAGTTGGTGGTGTAATAGATAATTTACATACATCAGCTGAAGAAAAAGCCGCTGCTGAAAAACAAATAAAAGATATGATCTTAGGTTACGAAGCTGAAATAATAGCAACTGTATTACTAATATTTATTGATGCTGGTGTTTTAAGTTTTCAAGTACAAGACAAATGGACTGATTTATTACAATTAGTATTAATAACCGTGATCGGTGCTTACTTTGGCGGTCGTTCACTAGAAAAAGTAAAAAAATAATGGCGATAGGAACACAAGAACAAATGTTTGGAGCTCATGGCTCAATATTTACAAACACAAATACACAAGTAGTAGCACCAACAGGTAAAGCTTTTTATGCTATACAGTTTTTAGCAGATACAACTTTTGATGAGTTATCACCAGCTACAGATGTAGTTAATACTGGTAACTGCGTAGGTGATGCTGCAGGTGAAAAAGGTTTAGGTCAAAATACAGCTGGTAACGAGACTGGTACTATGGGATCAGGTGGTCAAATAATAAATGCTGCTAGTGATTCAAACTTAACAAAGTTTCCTAAAGGTATGATTATATATGGTAGATGGGAAAGCTTTACTATTGATGCAGATGCTGATGGTGGTGTAATTGCTTATATAACAAGATAATGGGATTTACAGCTGGCATGAGCGCTAGTATGGTCATGGGTACGCCTAGCTATTATATTGATAGCGTTAGCAACCAATGGGACGCTCACACTTGGGTAAACATTCATTTTGATAGTAGTGGGTCTATGAACGATATTATAACACCGCTACAAAATTCTATGACTGGTGCTTATTTTTCCAGTGGTAGTGCAGCTGGAAAAGATGGTGTAAAGTCTACAACATCATTAAGAGCAGAGTTACAAGATTTATACGCAACAGGTGGTATTGAAGGTGCTCCTACATATAATGCTGACAACGCTACAAATGGTAAAAATGCTTACGATTTAAGAGTTTATGGTAGAAGTATAAATGATGAAAACTGGTTAACATGGTCTAATAAGTTTTACAATGCAAGTAATCCATCTGGAATATCTTGGACTACACTAGGAAATACTTATACTATAAACCATATAATAGAAGTTTTTGTTATAAACGAAAGTAAAGGTGGTGCTGGTACTAATCTTAGGGGTGGTGGTTATTATTCTACGGGTTGGGCAGAGCCACAAACAGGTACTGTAACAAAAACAGTAGCTTCAGCAACTACAAATAGCACTACAGTTACTTTAAACAATGTAACAGATATAGTTCAAGAAAGCGCTAATAAAGATGCTAATAATGTTTCAGAGCCATTTGCAGAGCACATGAAGTTAACAGCTGTAAGTACTGGTAGTTTATCTGGTACGCCAACTATAACTGGTATTTCTAGTAATACTATAACATTAAGTAGTGCTCAAACTTTTGCACAAGGTACTGAGTTAACATTTTCAATGACTTCTAAAGGTTTTAACACTACATCAGGATCTTTTCATCATAGTAGTCCTGATGATCACGCAACATATAATACTGCGATAGCTTTACAAAGAACTTTGTTATCTAGTTCGTCTAGTGGTAATTTAAAAAGTATATTAACAAACTCAAGTCAAAAACCATCTATAACGTATATAGTAATAGATGCAGGTACTGGTAATAGTGTTAGAATATCTGGCTTATCAGGCGTTGCTAATGGAATTGTAGCTAGTGGCCATAATGGTCCTGGTGGTATTACCGCTTCACAAAGACATACAAAAGAAGGTGTTATAGAAGGTAAATTAACATTTAATGACACAAGAACAGATGGTAACAATAAAAGTTTAAGTGACTTTACAGACTTAACATCTTGGAACGAAAAAAGTAATATGTTACATTTAGTAGCATTAACAAACAAGTCGGCTGAAACAAGCCAAGCTTATTGGAAAGACCAATTAAGAGCTGCATTACAATTAAACGTATCATTTTAATATGGCAAGAATTAGTACATACTCTATAGACACGCTTGACGTTAACGACAAGTTACATGGTACTGATCAAAATGGTAACACAAGAAATTTTAAAGTCGGGCCTACTGTTGGTAATCCTGGTGGTGACAACTCTGCAACATTAGTAAACTACATAACAGAAGCTAGCACTAACGCTTTAGCATTTAAATTTCATAATGCTAATTTTGGAGGTCTTGGATCAAGACAATCAGGTACAATAAGTGTTACTGGTACTGATGATCAAACTGATTTTTCATCAGTCACAACTTTAAAAGTTAGTAAATTTCCATACGCAGCTTCTTTACAAACAGACCCTAAAACAGCTGTTAATATAATAACTTATTTAGTTGGTGAAAGAATAAAGTTTTCTGATATACAAAATCCAAATATATTTGGTATATATAACCTTGAAAGTTTTGTACAAGATGGTAGTACAGATTTTTACGATATGGGTTTGCAATATATTTCTGGCAACGGTCAATTTACTGCTGGTAATAATAGTTCTACAACACCAGATATATATTTATTAGAAGTTTTTGGATCAGACTTACACTATGACCATACACAAAGTAGTTCTTCAGCAACATGGAGTATTACACATAATTTAAACAAATATCCTTCTGTAGTAATCAGAACTGGATCTGGCTCGAAAGTTCACGCGGCCATTACTCATAATAGTAAAAATGCGTTGACAATAACTTTTGCTGAAGCTCAAACAGGTTCGGCTCATTTAAACTAATTAATAAATAATAAAAACAAATGGCAATAAATTTTTTAAATAATATAGATCTTAACGATCTACAAATAAAGAACTTTATCGTTGATAGAACAACCGACGCCAACAGAACAAACACAGAAGGAGCGTTAATATATGATAACGACACTGATAAATTAATGTTTTATAATGGATCTGAGTGGGTTACTTTAGGTACTTCTGATGCTACAGGTGATGTTACTGCAGTTCTTGGTGGTGCTGGTTTAACAGCAACAAACTCTGGTGGTCCAGAGCCTTCGTTAGCAGTAAATGTTGATGATTCGTCTATTGAGATAAATTCTGATACTCTTAGAGTTAAAGCTTCTGGTGTTACTAATGCAATGCTTGCTGGATCAATTGCTGCTAGTAAATTAGCTGGATCAATTGGTGATTCTAAATTATCAACAATAACAACTGCAAACAAAGTAGGTTTAGCTGCTTTAGATATTGATGGTGGTACTGATATAGGTGCAGCATTAGTAGACGCAGACTTATTTATTGTAGATGATGGTGCTGGTGGTACTAACAGAAAAGCTACAATGTCTAGACTAGCAACTTACATGCAAAGTGCTCTTACATTTACAACTGATACAAACCTAAGTACAGAAGAAGTACAAGATATAGTTGGTGGTATGGTAACAGGTAACACTGAAAGTGGTATTACAGTAGCTTATCAAGATGCTGATGGTACTTTAGACTTTACTATTGGTACACTTAACCAAGATACAACTGGATCTGCTGCTACGTTAACAACTGGTAGAACTTTTAGAACTAATTTAGCAAGTACATCTACTGCAACTTTCGATGGTAGCGCTAATGTTACTCCAGGTGTAACAGGTACTTTAGCAGTTGGTAATGGTGGTACTGGAGGTACTACATTAGATGGTGCTGGTATTGTTACTAAAACAGGTGCTCAAACAATAGCTGGTAATAAAACATTTAGTAACAACGTAATTGTAACTGGTACTTTAACAGTTAACGGTAGTACAACAACAGTAAACTCAACTACAGTAACAATTGATGATCCAATATTTACTTTAGGTGGTGATGGTGATGCTTCTTCTGATGATGGTAAAGACAGAGGTATTGAATTTAAATATTATAATGAAGAAGCTAAAGTTGGTTTCTTTGGTATGGACGATTCAGACTCTCAGTGCTTTGTTTACATACCAGATGCTACTAACAGCTCTGAGGTATTTAGTGGTACTCTTGGTAACGCTAAGTTTGGTACAGTTACTGCTACTTTATCTGGTAACGCTACTACAGCAACAGCTTTAGCTAACTCAAGAACATTTAGAACAAATCTTGCGAGTACTTCAACAGCTTCGTTTGATGGTAGTGGAAACGTAACACCTGGTGTTACTGGTACACTTGCTGTAGGAAACGGTGGTACAGGTGCTACAAGTGCTTCTGCTGCTAGAACAGCTTTAGGAGTAGCAATTGGATCTGATGTGCAAGCTTACGATGCTCAGTTAGATACTTTAGCAGCAATGACTTCTGGTGAGATAAATGCTTTTGCAGCTTTATCAGCTACTGAAATAGCTATACTAGATGGTGTAACAGCTACAACGTCTGAACTTAATATCATGGACGGTGTAACAGCAACTACTTCTGAGCTTAACATTATGGATGGTGTTACTGCTACAACTGCTGAGTTAAATAAAATGGATGGTGTTACTGCTACTACTACAGAATTAAACCTTGTAGATGGTCTAACAGCTTTAGCAAATGTATACGCTCCAGTAGTTTTAGTTTTAAACTCTGCTAATTCAAATGTTGCGCTTTCAAGTGCTACTTATACTTTAACACATAGTTTTGGAACTAGAAATGTTACTGTTAAGCTATATGAAACTGGTGATGATTATCAAGAAGTTTTTGCAGAAGTAAGACACACTACTACTAACACTGTAGAAATAGAATTTGGATCAGCTCCAACTGAAGGTGCTTATACTGCGCATATTACTAGAAACTAATAATAAATCAAATTAAATTAAATTAAATGGCGATAAACTTTTTAAACAACATTGATGTTACTGGTGAGGTAAAAGGTACCTCGCTAGACATCAATGGTAACGCTGATATTTCAGGTAGCTTAACTTTAGCTGAATACATTTATCACGGTGGTGATACTACAAATTATCATAGGTTTTTAAGTAACAGACAAATATTTGTTGTAGGTAATGCTTCGTCTATAGATTTAAATAATGGAGTATCAACATTTGGATCTACTAGCGGAGCAACAACTCTTCAAGCTCAAAATACAACTCAAATTAACTTAAGTTCTTCTGAAATAACATGTTTAGTAGCAGATACTGATGTGTTTCAAATTACTGAGACCGATTATATTTATGATCCTGCGGTAAAAGTATCTATACATAAAAGAAAATTAGCTAAAACCACAAACACAGATGGTGATGCTGATGGTGATATAGTTTATTTTGGTGGTACAACATCTATGACTGCAGGAGGTATATATCACTATAAATCAGATGGTACATGGGAAAAAGCTGACGCAGACGCGGCTGCTAATTGTGATGGTTTGTTAGCGGTGGCATTAGGTACTGCTTCAGATACAAACGGTATGTTAGTTAGAGGTATGGCAACTATAGCAAATGATCCAGGTGCTGTTGGTGATGTATTGTTTTTATCCACAACAGCTGGTCAAGCTACAGCAACTGCACCATCAGGTAACGGTGATATAGTAAGAGTTATTGGCTATTGCTTAGACGCAAGCAATGGTCAAATATATTTTAACCCAGACGGTACGTTTGTAGAAGTTACTGCGTAATGGGTATTGGTAAAGTAAGTTCGTTAGCCGTAGCAAGTTTAGCTAAAATAAATACGTTAGCTAAGCTTAGTGTAAATAAAATAAATAGTGTTGCTGCTAGTTTTGCAGCGGCTTTTGAAAATTCTCAAGCTGTTTCTAAAACTTTAACTACTGGTGAAGATGATGCTATAACCTTTACTGATCAGTCAGATACTTTTAACTTTACAGGTACTACAGAGTGGACAATATCTTTTTGGATAAAAGTAGGTTGGAGTAGTAGTTTAAATGATAACATACATTTTATAATTGGTCAGAGCACAAATGCTGCAAAGCAAATTGAAAATATGATTAAAATCATTTACAACGAGTCAACTAATAGAATAGAGTGTAGATATGGTAACGTTGCTGGCTCTGGACAATGGTATAATCAAGGTGGTTGGTTGTTCCATGCTAACTCAGGTGCTTACGCAGCTGGTTATGCTGCTGCTGGTTTAGGAAGTACGTTTTGGAGTGCAAGTAATAGAGGTTATGTAAATGACGACGATTACACAATGATTACTATTACAAAATCAACAACAAACACCGCTGCTTCAATGAAATTATATTGGAACGCTAACGCTGCTGGTGCAGCTCCAATACAAACAAATAACAACTCTAGTGTTAGATCTAGTTACCCAATGAGTACCACTAATGATAGATTGTGGAGTTTAGGTAGTAATGGAGTTCATAGTGGTCAAGCTGGTTCTGGTCAACAAAGAAAAACTGGTAATAGTACAGCAACAGTTTATAACGATCTAACTATATGGAACAAGCAGCTTAGTGATAGTGAAGTCACCGAGCTATACAACAGTGGTACTGTACTAGACGCTCAAACACACAGTGCGGCTTCTAATTTAAAAGGTCATTGGACTTGGGAAGTTGATGGTAGTAATACAGTAGTTGATACAGGTGTTGGAGATTTTACAATTAGTGGTGAATCAGCAATAGTAAGTAAATAATATGAATTATTATATAGTAACAAAAGAAGTGTTCGACACACTTAATAAAGATAATATAACTTTTATGCGTAAAAGCAATGACGATGCGAATAGATTAATAGTAACAACAGATACCGTTAGTGATCGTGTTCGTAAATTTCAAAGCATAAATACGTGTTCAAATTACACTTTTACAAATCATAGCGATTGGACAGGCTCAGGAGATGGTATTGATGTTGATGATTTAGAAACAAATACATATATATCAGAAGTAGACGATTAGTGTAATTACTCACTATTTTATGTGATATTATAAATAGAATATTAATTAAATTAAATAAAATGGCAAAAAGAAAAACACCTAAGGTTAAAGACCTTAAACCACAAATAAATACAATAGAAAAAAACGAATTAACTGACTTACAAAAAGTTGTTGGTACGTTAGATATGAGATATGCTCAATTAGGTAAAATAGAGTCTGAAAAACATCAGATATTACACATTGTAGCTGGTCATAGAGATGAGTTACAACTTTTACAAAGTAAGTTTGAAGATAAATACGGTGATAATGTAGATATTGATATTAGAACTGGTGAAATAAAAGAAAGAAATGGATAAGTTAATTCGTAAAATAAGTATAGGAAGAGACTATAAAAATGACGCCATGCACTATGCCGTTGGGCAAGAAGTGTATGGTGGTCATACCATTTGTGACATATTTGAAGAAGAAGACAAGTATTCAATATATATTAAAAAAGGTAAAGAAGTTATACCTTGGAAAGATTTTAACAAGAATATGGCTGTCTCTGTAGAATATAACCTAGAATATATATAATGAAAAGCATTTATGCTTTTTTAATTGAGCCTAAAGGAGAAAGATATAATAATACTAAAAAAGTTGGTGATAAAGAACTAATACTAAACACAGAGGTATTTAATCATCAGTTTATAAATAGACAAGGTATTGTTAAGTCTACACCTTTGGCTTTAGAAACAAATATTAAAGAAGGTGATACTGTAATACTACATCATAATGTTTTTAGAAGATGGCATGATGTTAGAGGTAATGAAAAAAACTCTGGTAGTTATTTTAATGAAAAAAATTACATAGTATATCCAGATCAAATATTTGCTTATAACAATGGTAGTGGATGGAAACCTTTAAAAGGTTATTGTTTTATTCAACCACTAAAAGAAGATAATACTTTGTATGCTAATAAAGAAAAGCTTATTGGTATAGTTAAATACTCAGACGGTACAGTTGATAACGGAGATATAGTACGTTTTAAACCTACAGGTCAATATGAGTTTGTAATAGACGGACAAAGATTATATAGAGTCAAATCAAATTTTATAACAATTAAGTATGAAAATAAAGGAAACGAAGAAGCTTATAATCCAAGCTGGGCACAGAGCAGTTGAAGAGTTAATCAACGTTGCTAAAGAAAAAATTATCACTAATACAGAAGATGATGTTAGTGCTGATAGGTTAAAAAACGCTGCAGCAACTAAAAAATTAGCTATATTCGATGCTTTTGAAATACTTAATAGAATCCAAGAAGAGGAAAACATACTTGAAGGTAAATCAAGTGAAGATAAAAAAGTAAAAGTTTTCAAAGGATTTGCAGAAGGTAGGTCAAAGTAATGTACGAACAAAACTTATTTAAAATAATCGAACCTGTTAAACGTACGACTATAACTCGTATGAATAGAGGTAAAAAATGGAAATATGGATATAATAAAGAACATGATATTATCGTTATATCAAAAAATGGTACAATTGGTGAAATATATGAGATCCAAAATTTGCGAATTGCGTTGCCAAACTTGCCAAGGCAAGTGTATAAACATGAACTAAATAAGTGGGTTAAATTTGATCAACCAAAAGAATTAGCAAGACTTAAAAATATATTTGACTGGAGAGCATACCCTGAAGAATCAAAAGATCAATGGTATGATTATATAGACGAAGAGTTTAAACGTAGAGAAGAAGGTTTCTGGTTTGTAAACAATAATAAACCAACATATATAACAGGTACACATTATATGTATCTGCAATGGAGTAAAATAGATGTAGGTGCACCTGATTTTAGAGAAGCAAATCGACTATTTTATATATTCTGGGAAGCTTGTAAAGCCGACAAAAGATGTTACGGGATGTGCTACCTTAAAAATCGTAGGTCTGGATTTTCTTTTATGTCTTCAGCAGAAACAGTTAATCAAGCTACAATAAGTAGTGACGCAAGATTTGGTATATTATCTAAAACAGGTGCAGACGCTAAAAAAATGTTTACCGATAAAGTAGTGCCTATTAGTATTAATTATCCTTTCTTTTTTAAACCGGTACAAGACGGTATGGATAGACCAAAAACTGAATTAGCATATAGAGTTCCTGCTAGTAAGTTTACAAGAAAGAAAATAACTACTAATGAGCAGGTAGAAGATATTGAAGGATTAGACACAACTATAGATTGGAAGAATACTGGTGATAATAGTTATGATGGTGAAAAACTAAATTTACTAGTGCATGATGAAAGTGGTAAGTGGGAAAGACCCGATAATATATTAAACAACTGGCGAGTTACAAAGACATGCTTACGATTAGGTAGTAGAGTTATAGGTAAGTGTATGATGGGCTCAACATCAAATGCTTTAGACAAAGGTGGGGATAACTTTAAAAAACTATACAACAACTCAGATGTCACCAAAAGAAATAGAAATGGTCAGACTAAGTCTGGTCTCTACTCTTTGTTTATCCCAATGGAATGGAACTACGAAGGATTTATTGACGAATACGGACTTCCTGTATTTACTACGCCTGATAACGATGTCTCCGCACCAGATGGCGAATTAATAGATATAGGTGTAATTGATCACTGGCAAAATGAAGTTGATGGATTAAAGTCTGATCAAGATGCTTTAAACGAGTTTTATAGACAGTTTCCAAGAACTACAGAGCACGCGTTTAGAGATGAAACAAAAAATAGTATATTTAATTTAGTTAAATTATACGAACAAATAGATTATAACGAAGGTTTAGGTAGTACGTTAGGTATTACAACTGGGAGTTTTCAATGGATTAACGGTATAAAAGATTCAAACGTAATGTTTTATCCAAATCCAAAAGGTAGGTTTAAAGTTAGTTGGACACCACCATCACATTTACAAAATAGTTATATTGTAAAAAATGGTTTAAAATATCCTGGTAATGAACATATAGGTGCTTTTGGTTGTGACTCATACGATATATCAGGAACTGTAGATGGTCAAGGATCAAAAGGAGCTTTACATGGATTAACAAAGTTTAGCATGGAAGACGCACCGCCTAGTCAATTTTTCTTAGAATATATAGCTA